CCCGCCGCGCGCGCCGCGTGCGACATCGAGCGGGAAGCGAACCTCATGGAAATCCGGCATCCGCCCCTCCCTCAAAGAGCGCGCCGCCCACGCGCGACCGCGCGGGCGATCGCCGCGGAGACCTGTGCCTCCGAGCGACGGAAGCTGTCGGCATCGGGGGTCGAGACCTGCACGACGACATTGAGCGGCCGGCTCTGTCCGCTGCCGGCGCGCACGCCGAGGCGCCCGTCGGGACCGCGGGCGAGCGGCATGATCGCCTCGGCGCCGCGCTCACCCATCAAGCCGAGCCCCCGCCCGGTCGGGAAATAGGACGGCGAGGCGACGATGCCGCCTTCGGCGAAGGGCGCGACCGGAATGCTGCCGCCCGAGCCTCCGAAGCCGATGCCTCCGAACAGGCCGGTCAGACCCTTGATGCTGCTCCCGAGCAGGCTCGACAGACCGGTCTGCAGCGGTTTCAGCGCCGTCTTGAGCAGGCTATCGGTCATCGAGCGGCCGACGCTGCGCAGCACATCCTCGAAGCGCTTGCCCTCGACGACGCCGCGCGAGAAGGCGCCGACGATCGACTTGCCGAAGCTTTCCGAAGAGCGGCTCAGTGACTGGGTCAGCCGGTCCATCGTCTTGAGGTCCGAGAGGCGTCCCCCCGACTCCAAACCATCGTCATCCGTCATGGCCATCTCCTCGATAGATTGGTTGGAATTGCCGCCTCAGGCATCGGGGAAGACAGCCATCAGAGCAGCGAGCGCCGGACGTTCCGGCGCGGAGCCTCGGGAACGGTCCTGATGAGCCCGTAACGCCGCTGCGATCTCGCGCGGCGTCGCCGCCCAGAAGCGATCAGGCGGCCAGGCCAGCCGGCCGAGCCCGAAGGCCATCACCTCATCCCAGGGAAAACCCGCCGGCGCGCCTACGCCGGCGGCTGCGGAGGGCGGGCTGCGTCACCACCCTCGCCGAAGGTCGCCTCGAGCAATGCAATCGCCGCCTTGATGGCACCATTCAGGCCGCCATCGAAGGAGAGCTCCGCGACATCCTCGTCGCGGATCGCCTGGCCCGCTCCGCGGAGGCCGGCAGCGATGATGCGGATGATGTCGCGGGCGGAGAGCCTGCCTTCGACGAAGCGCTCGCCCAGCGCGGGGAGGCTATCGACGGCGAAGGCATGTTCGAGCTCAGCAAGCGCGCCGAGCGTCAGGCGCATCGGCAGGGTTTCACCGGCGACCACGAGCGCGGTCTCGCCGCGATGACGATTGACCATGGCTGTCCCCTCAGAGCGCCGCGAAGGCCAGAAGCCCGGCGGATTCCAGCGACAGGTCGAAGGTGACCTCTCCGGCATGGTCGCCGCGATACTCCAGGCCCGTGAGCTGGAACGCCCCCGAGATCGTGCCGAAATCCGGCACGACGATCTGCCAGTCGCGGATCGTCCCGTCGAAAAACGTCTGGCGGACGAGTGCATCCGACGCCTCGTCCTTGAAGATGCCGGCACCACTGATGCTGGCGCGGCGCACGCCGGCTCCCGCCAACAATTCGCGCCAGCGCCCGACCGATTCCGAATGCGTCACGTCGACGGTCTCGGCGTTGAACGCGATCTGCCGCGCCCTCAGGCCGGCGACCGTGACGAAGCCGCCGGCACCATCCCCCGCCTTGAGCAGCAGGTCCTTGCCCTTCTGTGCCGCCATGCGGCTTCTCCTTTATGAGCTAGAGCGTTTCGATGGCGGCGCGGAAGCGGATCGTCACCTGAGGCAACCCGTTGCGGGTCTCGCGGGCGAGCCGGCTCGACAGCCAACGCAGATTGATGAGCGCGTGCCCGTCCACAGTGAGGCCGACCTGATCGAGCGCTGTGACGATCAGGCCGGCGGCTTCCAGCGCCTGGCGCGACGAGCCGCTTTGCGCGGCCCAGACGACGAGCGCGAACTCCTGCTCGCAGCCCCGGTCGCTGCCGGTCGACCAGTCGCGCGCCTCAACCTCGCCATGAACGACATAGATCCCGCGCGCCGCGCGTGGCGCCTCATCGAAGATGCGGTCGGGGCCAATCAGCGTGGTCAAAGCTGCATTCGCGACGAGGCGCGCCTGTACGGCCGCACGAAGGGCCAGGATGGCATCGCTCATGGCGTCACCTCCTCGACCAGACAGATCAGCCGGCGGCGTGCGCCATCGGGATCTGCGGCGGAGCGGATGTCGAACAGGCGATCTCCGTCGCGCAGGCGCCTGCCCGCATCGACGTCACCGCGCCAGCGCATCGTGATGCGATAGTTGCGCGACTGCTCCGGCCTGCCCTGACGCCAGACCTCGGTGCCGGAAAGCCACTCGATCTGAGCCCAGAGCGCAGCGACGGTCTCGAACACCCGCGTCGTGCCACCCAGTCCGTCTGTCGCGGCGACCGGCGCCTCGAGCACGATTCGGCGCCGCATCCGGCCGATGGCAGCAGGTTCCTGGGCCATGCTCAGAGCCTCCCGCGGCGAAACGGCGCGACCAGCGCGGCAATGGCGACCGGCAATGCCTGTGCGTCGCGCCCGGCGACGTCGCCGCGCTGCTCGAACCAGCGGGCGGCAAGGCGCAGCACGGCCTGCCGCAGCGGCGCCGGCACGGCCGCAGCCGTTGCCCCGAAGCCAACGGCGATATCGATCTCGATCGCGCCATGGGTGCGGCCGATCTCCGGCACCTCGCCCGTCAGACGGATGACCGGCGGATCGGCAGCCTTGTCGACGGTCAGCGAAGCGTTCGCGACAGCCTGCGCCATGCCGAGCACGTCGTAGACGCGCGCCGCGTCGATCCGCAGCAGCGGCGAGAGCGGCAGGCGGATCACGCCACCCGCCGGCCAGCGATCGAGCACGATGCGCCAGGGCTGCTCGATCAGACAGCGTCCCGATGCCGCCTCGATCATCAGTCTTGCGGCCGTGATCAGAGTGGCAAGTAAACTGTCCTCATCGGTCTGATCGAGGCGCAGGAACTGGCGAGCTTCAGTGAGCGTCACCGGCTCCATCACCGGCGGGCCCAGGGCGAGCGGCGTCAT